GATACTTGTTTATGGGAAGCACCAATACCTTATCCTACTGACGGCAATGAATATAATTGGGATGAGTCAACTACGTCTTGGATTGAAAGAGTGTAGAAAATGGAAATTATCGATAATACATAAGGATTAAAAATATGTTTGCAAAATTAGTCGCCCTGAAATATTTGCTGAAATTGAATAGAGATTATATATGGCAACAAACTTAAATGTATCGGAACTGGACTTTGATAAGATCCAGACGAATTTAAAAACTCATTTACAGGCTCAGACAGAGTTTGTGGATTATGACTTCGACGGTTCTAATCTTGCAACTCTTGTTGATGCACTCGCTTATGCTACTCACTATAATGGTGTGTATGCGAATGCGGCCGTTAATGAATCATTTTTAGATTCGGCCCAAGTCAGAAATTCAATTGTAAGTCATGCTAAGGCGATTGGTTATACCCCGTCATCAGCAACTGCTCCAAGTGCTACTATTAAATTAGTTTTTAATACAGCAACATCAGCAGTGACAATTGATAAGGGGACTAAATTTAATGGTACATATCAAGGTACCTCATATTCATTTGTAACAACCGACGCTTATACGGCGACTAACGATACTGGTGTGTATACTATAGACATGCCTATATCACAAGGTGAATATTACACAAAGACATATACATGGCTGGATAGCACAAATCAACGATTTGTTTTAAACGAAGATGATATTGATAGAAGTACTATCTCAGTTAGAGTTAATGGTGATTATTGGGTATTAAATGAAGGTGATATTTCTAATTTAGACGGAGATTCAAAAGTATTCTTCGTTCAAGAAAACCATGATGGTCAATCAGAAGTTTATTTTGGCCCTGATTCTGGTTTATTTGGGGCACGTCCTACAAATAATAACTCTATCACAATTTCATATGTAAGAACAAAGGGTGCGGCAAGTAATGGTACAACAACATTCTCTATTCCAGGTTTGGTTGGTGGATTTGATGCGCAGGATATTACAATCACAACAGTTGATGCTTCTAGTTTAGGTTCTGATGCTGAAGATATTGAGGATATTCGCTTTAGGGCACCAAAGAATTATGAAAGACAGGGTCGTGCGGTTACTGCAGAAGATTATAAGGCAGTGATCTCTGATAGATTCGGTGATGTTGAGGCAATTAATGTATGGGGTGGCGAAGATAATGATCCGCCGAAGTATGGTAAAGTACTTATTAGTATTAAACCAACTGTTGGTGAGGAATTAAGTCCTATCACTAAGGCTAAAATTGTTGATGAAATATTAAAGCCTTATAATATTGTTGCGATTACACCAGAAATTGTTGATCCGGATTACTTATATGTGACGGTTAAATCAAATATCAAATATGATAAAGCCCTAACTAATAAATCATCAGGTGAAATTTCATCAGTTGTTGAAACGGCTATATCGGCTCAGTTTACATCCGATTTAAAAGAATTTGGTTCAGTGTTAAGATATTCTAGATTAATTTCGGCAATTGATAATGCGGAAACAGCAATATCTTCTAATATTACTACCGTTGAAATGAGTCGTAGATTCAGACAAGATTCTACTAATTCATCAGGTATCTATGAACTACCTAATTATAATGCGATTATTCCAGGCACGGTTGTTTCAAGCACAATCACTAAAACTGGTGGTAATGATTTCGCATTAATGGATGATGGCCTTGGTAAAATGACATTATATAATATCACAACTCAAGGTTTTGAAAATACCGATATTGGTACTGTTGATTATGATTCTGGTAAGATTTCATTGAAAGGATTTACAACAGATATTGATGATAATCAAGTTATTAGCATGTATTCAAGTCCTGTTGATACAGATATTTCTTCTAATCAAAACTTATTGGTATTATTTGATTCAGCAATTATTGAAACTACGGCTATATAATGGATAATAAATTATCGATATTAATTGATCGTACCCTCCCTGAATTTGTCCGTGAAGAGCATACAACCTTTACGGATTTTATTAAAGCGTGGTTAGACTATTTAGATGATGATGAAGATGGTGCTCACTATCATCTAAGTAATTTACAGGATTACACAGATCCTGATGATACTTCCGCTGCTCTGATCGGTATATTAAAACAGGCTTATATGGTCTCATATCCTGAGATTCCATTAGGCTCTGTATTAGAAACTGATAATAGATTTCTTGTAAAACAATTAAGAGAAATATACGCTAAAAAGGGTGCTGAAGATGCATACAACTTCTTCTTTAGAGCACAATTTGATGAAGATATTAAAATCAATTATCCGAAAGAATATATTTTTAGAGCCTCGGATGGTAAATGGTTTATTCCAAAATACATTGAATTCACTAATGTGTCATCTGATATTGCAAATTTCTTTAATAAGAAAATAAAAGGCCAGACATCTGGAGCTACAGCATTTGTTGATGTTGATGAAGGCACAGATCCAGGTAATGTTATTGCTACAGGTAGGTTGCCTGTACAAAGTGTTGTAGGTACATTCCTACAAAATGAGACTATTGAGGTAGTGGTGTGAGTGATACATTACAAATAACCTCGGTAGGTGTAATAGAAGAAGCGGGTTATTACTTAAATTCGGATGGTCATTTATCATCTGATATGAAGTTACAGGATAATCATTATTATCAAGACTTCTCATATGAAATTGAATCAGGTGTATCTATAGACCAATATAGAGATACCGCGACAAGTTTATTACATCCTGTTGGTACTAAGATGTTCGGTAGATATATTTGGGCAACAGCAATCGCTGTTATGCCTAGTTTACCACCATCTGAGATTAGATGGGATTATCAACAAGATGGGCCAGTTGTTATTGAGGCAATGGCGGTTGAAATTGATACAATTGGTATTGGCACAAGAAATGTTAATGCAGTACCAGTAATTGCCAGACCTGATGGTACTGGTGTTGGTGGTTGGGCTAAATTAGACCCTAATCCATTAGGTTCGGCTAATGCGGCATGTGAAAATGGTGATGATCTAGTATTAGAAAATGATGATGCATTAATGCTGTCATCTCAGAATATTTACATTGGTAGATTTGCTGCACCAGGTAATATTACAGGAACATCTATGGTATATACTACCAATGTTCAGATGAATATGGATGCCGGTCAATTTAACTCATATCCTCTTAATTCAAGGACTGTGGGTGATGATTGGGTTGAAGGTATATCAACACAGGATGGATTTGTATTAGTAACTAGAGCTGATCCTCAGGAAGATAGAATAATTGGATAAATATAAACATGGGTGCTATAATTACAGAAGACTTTAGAATCACTAACATGACCAACTTCATTGCTGGTTTTGAGAACGATCCTACAGAAACACATTTTAAAACATTATTCGTTGGTTTAGCCAAGAATGATGCGTGGCCAGCAGATGGTGCGGGAAGAGTAGAAACAGATAATGGTTTTATTGTCCCAACCCCTACTGAGACTGAGACAGCATTAGATACTTTATGGTCTGAAGTTGTTGCGATGAAACGAATCTTTCCTAGTGATTTAACACCAGTTGTTAGAGAGGCCACTTGGGAAAGCGGAGATAAATGGAACTTTAATGGAGTTAATCCTAACTCAGTTCAAAAATCATTTATTTCTACTGATGCTCATAAATCAGTTGTAAGAAATAGTGAAGGTCGTGTATATCAATGTAAGGCAGAGCCTTCTACCGGGACTTGCTATATTTCAGGTTCTGCGGATAGTAATTATACAACAAGAGCTACCTGTGAAGGTCAATTAAATAGCATGTGGGTACCAACCGCAAGTAACTCAGAACCTGTTGGTGTACCTGCTAATGCTGGTGATGATATGGTGTTCGGTAATTATACTTGGGAATATCTATGGACTATTGGTGTTAACGAACGTGGCACATATATTAATGATGAGTGGCAACCGCTATCATATTCATTATATAGTGCAGGTACTGTTGAGCACACAGAACAAATTACATACGGTATATTACCGGAAAGGGCACCCAAAAAGGTAGGCTCAGTAAACTTAATGATTAAAATCTTTTTAAGTACTACCGATTCCGGTGTACCTGAAAATGATGACTTTAGAAGATTATTCTTGATTGATACTCCAAGAGATTCAAATGGTGATAAGGCCGTGAATTCAATTTATAATTTAAGTGGATTATCAACAACAAGAAGTGGTAACATAATTTTTATAGAAAACAAACAACCAGTATTAAGATCAAGTGATCAACAAGAAGATATTAGGTTAATTTTACAATATTAGGGATAAAATATGGCAACAGCAACTACTGGCGATTTTAATACAAGTCCATACTACGATGATTTTGATTCAACAAAGAATTTCATGCAAATTCTGTTCGAACCAGGACGTGCAGTACAGGCAAGAGAATTAAGCCAAATTCAGTCATTACTTCAAAACCAATTAGGTAGTATGGGTGACCATCTATTTGGTGAAGGTACTGTTGTAATTGGTGGTGAGATTAGCTTCGATAATGAAGTACCATATATCTATATGGCGAATAATACTGATTTATCAGGTTGGTTGGATGAAAACATTACAGGTAATACTTCTGGTGCTAAGGCTAAAATTACTAGATTACATTCAGATACTTCAACTAAACCTATCGCGTATTTACAAATCTTCTCTGGTTCTTTTGAGGCTGGTGAGACAATTACAAGAGACTCTGATTCAGCAACACGTGTATTAGATGATGCTTCGAATGCAAATGCGGTTGGTAAGTTCGCATCATTCTCTAATATTGTTAATGGTATTTACTATTTAAATAACTTCTTTGTCCCAGCCCTTGCATCAACTGTTGTTGTAGGTGATGATAACGCGGTACCTACCGATGAGGTTGGCTTCACATTAGTTAAAGAGATTATTACATCAGCTGATGATGCATCTTTATTAGATCCTGCGAGTGGTTTCCCTAACTTTAATGCTCCTGGTGCGGATCGTTATAAGATTAATCCGGTCCTTAC